AGGCGAACAACCTGCAGGGCTATGGAAGCAAGTCACGTTGACTTACAACCCATGGGTTAACTCTCACTGGACAAAAGACAGGTATTGGGACAACGAATACCTTGATACATTTCTGCTGACTACAACCTTTAAGTGTAACGAATGGCTAGATGATGCGGATCGCAAAAAGATTGAGGACCTGGAGTTTACCAACCCCGAACGATACAAAGTTGTAGGCCTTGGAGAATACGGCATACCCGGGGGAGCCTATTTCGATGAATTTAGGACAGATATACATGTTGTCGAGCCTTTTGTAATTCCTGGCGACTGGCGCAGGTACATCACTATTGATTATGGTCTGGATATGCTGGCGGCATACTGGATAGCGGTGGGTACACACGGCAAGGCATACGTCTACAAGGAACTGTATCAAAACGGACTGATTATATCAGATGCAGCCAAGACTATAAAGGACAGAACGAACGAAACTATATACCGCAGACTTGCCCCGCCTGACCTATGGAATCGCAGGCAGGAGACAGGCAAGAGCGCGGCAGACTTGTTTAGAGACAATGGTATTAATTTAGTTAAGGCCAACAATAACCGCATACAGGGATGGTACAACCTCAAGGAGTGGCTTAAGCCCTACCCTGACGAGCAGGGCATAACAACAGCTAATATTGTCATATTTAAAAACTGTGTGAATCTGATCAGAACCCTGCCGCAGTTGCAGTCAGATGAAAAGGATCCAAACGATGTAGCGACAGATCCGCATGAGTTGACACACGGGCCTGATGCAATACGCTATTTTATAGCAGGTAGGCCAAAACCAAACATGCAGAGACAGCCCGATCCCCATTACAATTTCCCATCCGAGAAACCAAAGCCCAACGCAATAGGCGGCACGGTAACAGAGGACTTTTTTAAGGGAGGGTGGAGTTAGTGACAGTTGTTAAATGCACAGAAAAAGACTGTAAGAGTAATAAAGACGGATTATGCACAAAGGATGAAATACTAATAGACTACTTTGGGGGCAACATGGTCTGTCAAAGTAGTAGAGAAGGTGAATAAATGCAAATAGCCATAGTCAGCACAGGAGTAGGAATACTCCTTTTTCTATGCCTATACCTAGGATTTAGGCAAGGCCTGCGCCTGGGCATGCAGACCGCAAAGGGGCAGATACCGCCCAAGATCAGCATTAACCCTGTTAAATTTATAACGGAAAAGGTAGCAGAAGCCAAGCAGGACCCGGCCACAGCCGAACTTCTAAAAGGCTATTCCAATATGATGGCATATAACGGAGACTTGCCGAAGGGAAGTGAATAGATGGAAAATACTAAGGATTTTGATTTATATCTCCAAGGAATCGAATACAAAACCAAACTTAACCTATTTGCAACGACCAACCGCAACGAACGATTTTATGCCGGGCATCACTGGGATGGAGTTGACACCGGGGGGCTGCCGCAGGTCAGGCTAAACGTCACCAAGCGGATAGTCAATTGGAAAGTCAGTCAGATCATGTCCGATATGCTGACCATGCAGTTTTCAGCAGAGAACTCGGCTAACTATGACCCGCAGAACCCGGATAAGATTAAGCAATTACAGGAAGTGGCGAAACTTCTTACAGACTACAGCAAGACCACCCATGAGCGGCTAAAGCAGGATTCCTTGGACGAGCAGGCTTTGTTTGATGCGGCCCTGTCTGGTGATGGCATCTCTTATTTTTATTGGGAAGATTCGATAAACGCCGGAGTAAACGAGATGGGCGCACCGATCAAGGGCGACATGAACGAGGAGCTGGTTGATAATGTCTGCTACTTCCCGGGGAATACATCAGACCCCAGGCCGAATGATAAAAACGGGCCATTACAGCCGTATATCATCTTATCTTTCCGCAAGCTGGTCGAAGATGTAAAAAAAGAAGCGGAGTATTACTCAACGCACGAAGATCCTAATCTTAACAACGGGTTGAGCAAGGAAGAAATAGAATCAATTACAGGCGATACGGAAACGCAGTACAGGGCAGGGGACAGAGCAAAGCAAGAACCGACCAACGGGCAAAGTTACTGCACAGTCCTACTCAAAATGTGGGTGAGCGAGGGGCAGATCCCAGAGGCCAACTATGGAGAAAAGACAATATGGGCGCGGAAGTCAGTCCAGTCCGTAGTATTCCGCAAGGACTGGGACACCGGCCTACACCGTTACCCGGTAGCCTCAATGCAATGGACACCACGCAAGAACAGCTGTCACGGCGAGGCAGAGGCCACAGAGTTAATCCCAAATAACATAGCGATCAATAAGCTCATGGCAACGATGATTCTCTGGACTATTTTGATGGCCTGGCCTAAAGCAATATACGATTCTAACCGTATAGATGCATGGTCAAACGACATAACCAAGGCTATACCTGTAGACGGTGACGTAACGGGCGCGGCGCAGTTCCTCCAACCGCAGGGCTTACCGGCGCAAGTGCAAAACCTGTTTGAAATCCTGGTCGCGACTACCAAGGACATGGCAGGGGCGAACGAAACCGCGCTGGGTGATAGTTCCATAACCAAGACCGCAGCCGGCATAATTGCCCTGCAAAAAGCGTCAGCCTTACCATTAAGTACTAATAAGCGGAGATTTGCCCAGTACAAAGAGGACATAGGGCTTATCTGGATGGATTTTTGGCTGACCAAGTACAATGTATCCCGGATGCTGACAGTTTCGCGCACCAACCCCGACACGAAACAGACCGAAGTTATCCAGATACCCTTTGACGGTTCGCAGTACGGACAGGCGGCATTTAGTCTCAAGATTGACGTGGGGGCATCAACCCAATATTCAGACATCCAGGCAATTCAATCGCTGGATAACTGGTTGACTGGCAAGTTTATTACATTCAAGCAGTATCTTGAGCGCATACAGCAATTTCATATCGTACCCGATGTTGAGGGATTGCTTGACGAGGTAGATCAGCAGGAGCAACAAGCCCAACAACAACAGCAGATGCAAGCCTTTGAGCAGTTTGTCAGTAAATTATCACCCGAGTTACAGGCGGCGATTCAGCAGGAATCATCAATGATGGTAGGAGGTATGGGAAATGGAATGTCAGGAATGCAAAGCACCACTCCAAATTTCGGACAGCAAGTTGCGGTCTGATGTGGGCAGTACAGATATTTATAGCATTTTAACTATGGTTTGTGTCAATCCCAAGTGTAGTAATTACGCAGGGACAGACCTCAATAAACCGGCGAAGGTGGCGCAGATTGTCAGGAATAAGGTCAACTAGCGAATTATGGTCTTGTGGGAATGTACGTCCTGTTTTGTGCAGGGGCGGGAGCATTGGGACGTGATTTGATATCAGAATTGGCAAGGGCAAAGCAAAGCAAAGAAAGGTAAGGTAAATAAATGGCAATGAAAATAGAGATGGAAGATGGAACTATCATTAAAGGAATTAACGAGATAACTGAAGGAGCAAAAATATTCACTCCGGCACATATTGTATATGTGGTTTCATTAGTAGGACAAATATTATTACAAGACACTAAAGGGCAACTATTAAATATTATTGAGGGTATTGGTTTGTCAGAGAAACAGGAAACAGCCATTAAAAGAATGGTTACAAATGTTTTACATGATGCACGTCATGATATTATGATAAGTCTGGAATTAGTTGAAATAAAATAAAAACCGGCTTGCCCTTGCCGGTAAATAAATAATCACCACCACCCAAAAGGGCGGTTTTTTTATGCCCTGTCAAATGGCTAAAAACTGGGCAAATAAACGGCATACCATAGCCGAAGGAGAGATATTTAATGTTGAAAAAAATGTTCATGCAACCATACATGGACGCTGACGATGGACTTAATTTAGGTGGAGGCGGAGAACCTTCGCCAACCCCAGAACCAACTCCGATACCGGAACCCACACCCGAACCACAGGGAGGGAATGAACCGGAACCAAGTCCGTTACCCCAAAGCATCAAAGTCAAATTCAATCACCAAGAAGTAGAACTGCCGTACGAAGAGGCTGTGACCCATATCCAGAAAGGTATGAACTTTGACAAGGCGGTCGAGAGAGCCAGGCAGGAAGCGGCCCTGGAAGCCCGAGATTCATGGATCGCCGAGCAGGGTTATGAATGGAAAGGCAAGCCGATTAAGACGGAAGTCGAGTACAAGGAAGCCCTGCGGGAACAGGAACTTGAGAACAAAATCCGGTCTCAATACGCCAATGTGCCGGACGAGATCATTAACGAATTGACAGAAAGCCGCAAGTTCCGCGAACAGTACCAGACCAAAGAGCAACAACTCGAAGCTAAGACCAAAACCGATCAGATGTACCAAGAGTTTGCCGATGCTTACCCGGACCTAAAGGGTGACGAAATCCCCCCGGAAGTCTGGAAGGAAGTCCAGAACGGCAAGAACCTTCTGGACGCGTATGTTAGGCACGAAAACAAAATACTACGCGACCAGTTGAACGGAGTCCAAGCCAAGGACCAAGCGGCACAGGCCAACCAAGCCAATGCCAATAGTTCGACGGGGAGCGCGAGGGGCCAAGGTACACCAACAAGCGGGTTTATCTCCAAAGAGGCGTACGAGGCCAACAAACACGATCAAGGTTGGATGATGAAGAACTACGACCCAATTAAACAATCAATGAGCAAATGGGGCAAATAAAGCCCCTATTTTTATTTTAAAGGAGAGTGAATAAATATGTCAGTTGCTAATTTTTTTCCAGAAATATGGGCAACCGGAATACTTAAAGAGCGCGACAAGGTAATGGTGGCGGCTAAACACTGCACGACCGAGTATGAGGGCGATATTAAACAAAAGGGAGATCGGGTTAAAATCCTTACCGTAGGGGATGTAACCAGCTATGCCTACACCAGAAATGCCGACATCAACGCGCCTGACCAACTTAACGATGAGGCCCAGTGGTTGGATATCGATCAGGCAAGATACTGCCATATCGCTATCGATGATATTGACAAGACACAGGCTAATGAAAAACTGATGACTGAAGGCCAGAGGAAACTTGGTATTAAGATGGCTGACGATGTAGATTCCGATATATTCGGGCTCTACGCTCAGATTGCGGCAGGACAGACCATAGACGGATATACAGCCCCGGTAACTTCCGCCAACGTCATTAACTTCCTTGCTACAATCCGGCAGAAGTTTAAAGAGGCGAATGTGCCAGATAGCGAAACGATTTACCTTGAAATGGCCCCAGCTATTTACACCAAGTTCGTACTGGCCAGAATCGCCAAAGAAACCATGAACACCAGCGTATTAGTGTCTGGTGATGCCGGGAAAAGCCTATATGGGATCGAACTTTGGGAATCCAACAATGTCGTACTGAACGCCACTCATTATAAATGCCTCGCGAGAACCAAGAGCGCGGTCGCTTATGCTTCCCAGCTGACCGAAACAGTTGGATACAGACCTGAAAGACGGTTCGGTGATGCGGTCAAGTCCCTCCAAGTGTGGGGCAAAAAAATAATCAGACCTCGCGAGATTTTCCTGTTCGATGCCCTGCCAGGCGCAGAGGCGTAATCAAGGGGGCTACGGCCCCTATCTAAATTAAGATTGGAGAGTGACTAAATTGGCAGACGTAGCAAAAACCTTAGGTGTTAAAAATGGTAGCGTAGCATTTGTACCAGTGGCAATAGCCTTGTCACAGACTGTAGCGGTAAGCAAAGACGAAAGAATGTGCATCTACATCAACAATGCACAGGCAGGGGCAGTAAACACAATCACGGTGTTAAAGGGCAACGGAATTGCCGCAGTAGCAGACTTTGTGATAGCAGTTCCGCAGACTTCATTAGCAATAATTGGCCCGTTGGAATCAGCCGCCTTTGTTGATAAGACAACCGGCAAGATAACTATCACGGCATCAGTGATTACCACAACCACAATCGGCGTAATTCAACTTTAATGTGAGGGGGCCTTCGGGCCCCTAATTATTTAAGG